CATAAGTTCTTGCAGCTTCTTTAGTTTCAGTCTTCTCATAATCTTTTCCACTATGAGTTTTAGATTTGTCACCTTTGTTGCCACCAAACTTTTGTTCGTAGTCTCTTTTAGAACGAGAATCGTCTCCTTTGTTGCCTCCGAATTTACCTTCTTTCGTTTCAGCTTTAACTACTTTAGACTTTCCTTCCATGTTCGCGCCTTTCTTGTATTCAAACTTAGCTTTACCAGTTCCTACGGATTTAGGTCCTTCTTTCTTATCTTCTTTAAATCCACCTTTAGCAGATTTGTTATAAGAGAATTTAGGTCCACTACCTTTAACTCCTGGTGCTTTCTTGTGACTGTAAGCCTCATCTAAGCTTTCTTCCCAATTTTGCTCGTCCATTTCTTCTTCTTGTTCGTCCATTTCCATGCCGTCAACATCTTCCATGTCGTCGTCACTTTCCATGTCGTCATCGTCTTGTTCGTCAAATTCGATTTCATACATAATCTCTTCATCTTCATCTTCAACGTCAACATCCATGCCTTCGTTGTCATCTGAATCAGATGAGAATAACTTTTCAATAACCGCATCTACATCTTCGTCTTCGTCCATGTAGTCTTTACGAGATTTAGAAATGTCACCTTTTTTACCACCCCAATGAGATGATTCGTCCATTTCCTCTTCTTGTTCATCCATTTCCTCTTCTTGTTCGTCCATTTCTTCTTCCATAGATTCACCAAGTTTTACTAAGTATTCGTTGTCAGAATTGTTATCAGTAAGATGAATGTCTTCGCCATCCTTCTTTACAATGATACCGTCTTCTTCACCCATAGCTTTGAAAACTTTTAGAATTTCTTCGTCAGAAGCATTTGTTAAATCAATAGGAGATTCTGAATCCATGTCAGTCATGTCTAAGTCCATATCCATTTCGACTTCGTCTTCGTTATCAGTATCCATGTCCATATCCACTTCTTCAGTGTCATCGTCCATGTCTACATCTAATTCAACCTCGTCTTCATCTTGTTCAGATAGAGATTCTTTTACTAATTGATTGATTTCTTCCTTCATAGTTGAAGCAAGTATTCCTTTTGCATTTTCGGCGATTACATCTTCGACTTGTTTCATTCGAATTAGTGCCTCTTGTACTACGTCTTTATTTTCTTGCATAGAAAAATTGTTTAATTTAACTTATAAATAGTGTCAATTAAGAAAAAAGTATTATTTCACCTATAGTGAAACGTAATTTCTTTGTTGGTTACTAATGTTTATAACCTCTAAGTCTGTCAATGATTCAATCCATGTATTTAGAGATTGAAAATTTTCTTCAAAAACGTAATAAGATTGACTCAATCCAAAATTTGTATTTTTACATAATACTTGATAACAATTGGTTGAACTTGGATAATTTAATACTATTTCAGTGCTCTGTGGTTGAAACATTTGTTGGATATCTTTTCCTGTTCCTTCCCCATAAGCAGTTGCTTGCGACCATGTTGAAGCACTTAATAGGGTGGAACTTTGGTCTGTGTAACTTATTATTATAATCATTTTAAAAAAGTTTATTATAAATAGTTACCTAAAATAAAAAAAGTGGTCCTTGAGACCACTTTAAATTTTTAATCAATTACTTCATCGATTTTACTCTCCGAAACTGAGGTTATTCTCCAATCGTGAGAAAACCCTTCATATTTTTTTGTAACCTTAGCTTCAACATCAGTTACTGAGAAACCTTTAACTAATTTTTCTTCTCTGATTTTTTTAATTTTCCCAGAGTTTTCATCAGGTAGGTCATAGGTAATTTTTGCAACAAAATACTTTTCGTCCATAATTTTAATTTTTATTTACCCAAAAAATCGGTAAGTTTTTTCATCAAATCAATAGACTTGTCTAAATTCTTTTCAGGTTGAGAAACTTTCTTTTCTTCTTCAAGATTTTCTTCATATTTTTCTCTTTCATTTACATCTGAGAAAAGATAAGCACCTGGTGTTGAAGGTGAAGATACTAAGTCAAAACAAATTAACTCGAAATCATCTTGAACCTCATTTCTTTCTCCAACCTTTTTTAAAGAACCAACACCTCTTGACGAAACACCCATAGTAACCCCTTGTCTCATTAGATTGGCCGCTTGGTCACCTTTTGTTGAAACAATACCTCTTTCATGGAAACCTGGTGAAGTGAGTAATTTCAATTTACCCATCAATATATTCTTATCCCACCATACGTCTGTTATTATGTGTGAAACTCTATCGAGGTCAATTAAAGAAGATTCTGGATGGTTTAATTCTGAAGTTGATAAACCTTTAGCAATCATCTTTTTATATCTTTCCGCCTCTCTCTTTAGTATTCTTTCAGGATAGAATCTACCATTTCTGTTGGGAGTATCATATTTTTGTAGAACAGCGTAAAATTCAAAAGGATTTTTATAATCCATTTTGACAGCCTCTCTCAAAAAAGCGGCATTCATATCTTCACGAGGGGACACGTAACCCGCATCCATTTCAATCAAAATTCCATGACCTGATTCATTTGCCTCGAGAATTCTTAATTTCTTCATAACTCTTTTAGAAATAAATATACTGATTGAGTAAGTTTAGTTGTTATTTTACTTTTTGGTTTTGTAAAAGTCAAAATAAGAATTGTTTGTAAGGTTATTTGTAAAAATGTTTTTAACGATTCTTTTAACCGAGTCTTTTAATTCCTGAGATTTGAAATCTAATTCTTCATTCGTGTATAAATTTACTTCTAAATTAAAAAAAGATTTTTTTCCTACTGATATCCCACTCGTTCTTAAATCTAAATCAACAATGCTTTTATCCATAAAAACTGTTTGTGATATTGAATTGAATACTGAATGTTTTATTTCACGATTAAGATTACATACGACCCTATGCCAGTTATCGTGGTCTTTTTTGGGACATACCCAAGATTGGATGTTAATGTAAATTGATTTTAAATTTTTTGAATCGACAGTACCATATACTGATTTAATTGGACTGTAAAGATTCAACTTTACACTTTTTCCTTTTTTCATTAAATTTCATGTTATTAAAGTTTATTTTAATAAAAATAAGACATATAAAACTCAATGTCAAAAAATTATAAAAACCAATAATATTTATTTCTGAATATGCTAATTATAGAAATTAAAAACAACGAAAACATCGAGAAATCTCTCAAGACCTTAAAGTCCAAAGTTATTAAAACTAAACAGAATCAACAATTGATGAATAGAAAAGAATTCACAAAAAAATCTGTTGAGAAAAGAGCTCAGAAGTTAAAAGCAATCTACAAACAAAGAAAAGTTAACGAATTATAAATTCTTTTCTAAATTAACTAATTTTACATAGTTAATTTGATTAAATTCTTCTGCTTTCAATTTGGTGATTGTTTCAGTTATTTTTTCAATAACATCATTTTCTTTTTGTTCATCAAGAATCAAATTCAATTTTTCGATAGTTTTTTCTTTTAATACAGAAAAATCTTCTTTTAGATTTTCACCATCAGATTTAAGAATTTCAATAAATGTTTTCTTAGATTGTTCGTCCATTGTATCCACATAATTTTCCAAAGTTTGATTCGCTATTTTCACCATTGTGCTGATTGGAATTTGTATTGACTCTTTTACAATTTTGTTTTCTGAAGTCAAAACTTTAATAATGTTTTTCCTAGATTGTAGTCTTTCGTGGATATTAAGTTTGTTTATATAAACTAAAGTGTCAATATCTGAGTATAAATTAGAATTACTTTCAGATATACTTTTTGGCATTTTAATTGTTGGTAATAATCTTTGAATAAGACTAATACCTTCATTAAGATATTCGTTTGCATCAGAAGCGCTAAGACCTTGAGAAGTTGATAGTTGGTCATACAAGTTATAAACCTTGGACAACGACTTACTGTTGAGAACATTTTCCTTAAATTCTCTTAAAGATTTTTTAAATTCTTTCTCGTTTCTATACGATTCAATAAGATTTTTTTCAATAATGGATTTTACTTGTCCGAAAGTCATTTTTTGGTATTTGAATATAAATATTATGAATTTAATAACTTATCCAATTCTTTCGAAATTTCTCCTAAAGATTCTCTAGCTTTTCCTAAATCGAGGAATTCATCGCCCTCAATCATGTTATTTTCAATTAAAATATTAAAGTCCTTCATTCTTGATTCAGGAGTTACTTCAGCCTCACCTCCACCTGCTTCTGCCGGTGGTGGAGCTTCGCCTCCACCTAATTCTCCACCTGCTGGTTCAGGTAGTCCAGCTGGTTCACTTCCTCCTCCAAATGATGGTAGTGGACTTTCAGTTTCTGTTTCAGCACCTTGTGTTGTTGTGGTTCCCGTTGTTGTTCCGTAAAGTTTGTCGATATTATCAAAGAAACCTGTCTTTGTGATAACTGTTGCAGTTGCTTTCAATTCTTCACCAACAGCTCTTTCAATTCTTTGTTGTTGTAAGTCAAGTTTAACTTCTTCATCAGACCAACCAAAAATGTGTTTCTTAGCCCATGTAGATGAAGTTGCTTGAATACCATTTCCTGGGTCTGCAACTAAATCTTTGTATAATAATACTTTTTCTTTCCAAACATCTATTTTTAATAGGTCGGCTTGTGTGGACGGGTTTGTAAGACCTAAAGTAAAGTTTGATAATTCATCTTCAAAACCTAATAAGAATAAATGGACAATTGCAATTTTGTTTAGTTCTTGCAACATACTTTTTTGAATCCTATTAATTGTTCTGGCGAATCTAATATCTTGAAGAGATAGGTTTTTACCATCACCAACAACTTCTTCAAATCCTAAGAATGCTTTTGGAACACGAAGTGCTGTTAGCAATTTCTTTTGGATATATTCAATATCGGCAATCTCTGATAAGTTTGTAGCGCCAGGTAAAGTATCAATTGGACTTGGCGCTGCAGGGTCTCTAACAGGAACAAAGTAATCTTGGTCAACCGCCATTTGGTTGAACCTCATATCAACGTTTCCTGTTTTACTATCAACAATTTGTTCTCTTTTGAACTTATTAGCAACACGTTGAACGTATGCTTCAACATCATCATCATTCATGTTTCCAACAAAAACCTTAAAGATTCTTCTTTCAGGTGCTCTTGATGTTCTATATATCAACATTGCATCCTCAGATAACAATAATTGTTTCCAAATTCTTCTTGCTTTTTCCAACATAGAAGTCCCATAAGGAAGTTTTCTATCGTCACCCAATAATCTAAAGTGAGCAATTTCCCAAGTTTGGAATTCCATGTTCTTGTTCTTCCAAGTAAATGTTAAGGCTTTGTTTGGTTCAGTTTTTTCAATCTGAACTGAAATCTTTTGACTAGCACCTACCTCATGTCTTTCAATTTCAATTGTTGGTAGTTGTTGACATCCAACGATTCCTCTTTCAGGGTCTAACTTCAAGTAAACAAAGTTATCACCATACTTACAGGTGTTTCTTGTCCACATCGGAAGGTTAGTGTTGATATCAAGTGCGTTATTGAATAAGTCAGCTAATACTGATTTGATTCTCTTTGATTCAGAATAAATCTGAAGAATAAACCCATCTTCGTTTGTCGTTGTAGATTCTTCAGCGTAGATATCTAATGCTGCAGAAATTTCAGGAGTATACTCCATCGATTCATAATCATACTGGGCAGATAATCTTGATGGTTCGTAATAGATGGCTTGAGAATATAAATTGTTTTCAACTTTTGTCCATTGACCTGCCAAATAGAATGATTGTTGAGCTTGAAGTTTTTCCTTCTCATATTCTTCTCTACTTTTTGTGCGTAATATTTCTTTCTTATCAAACTTGAAAGTTGGATAGTCTTGACCCAAAAGGGAATTTGGACCAAAAGTTTTGGATAATCGTTGCCAAACTGTTAAATTCTGTTCTGCCATGATACAATTTTACTTAATTCTTCGATAATATAAATACTATCAACCCCCGAATAACCACTTATATGTTTCGTAGTCTTTTTTTGATGCTCCATTATTCCATACTCTTGAATCTTTACCCATCTGTGGAATCATTGGATTAAAGAAATCAGAAGTATTTCTATTTTCGTGAACATTACTCGTCCAAGAATTTAACATGGCTTTTGTATGATTTGCAACTTTATTTAAAGATTGGAAAGATTTTTCAGCAACATAGATTGCCATAGAAATCCCCATTATACAGTCATCATGATGATTTTTTTGGTGGTCCGGTCTTCCATTGATATAAATGAAAGTATTCATTTCGTTGTATAATCTATTTGAATACACTCTAAAGTCATGTCTCATACCTTCTTCAAATGCTGCAATAATTTGAACTCTTTTACTATTGAAATTAATACCTGGTATCTTTTCATTTAATTTGGGGTCCCATTTCCATTTGTTTGTTGTATCGATATTGTCAACATATAAACCACCTCCATAAGACATTTCCTGCATTTTTCTTGCAGTTGAAACTCCCATACCTCCCGTGATATCCACAACACAATAAGCATTATACATCGTTCCCCACTTATATGCGATTTCCGCAATAACATCTGGTGGAACTTTCCCGACATATTCTAGCACCTGTTCTCTTTCATCGAAATCAATGATTTGGATACACGAGAAGTCTTCCGAATCTCCACGCGATACATCGACACCCATAACATATTTGTGACCGTTAACGGGTTCTTTAAATATCCATAAAGACCCTCCCATCAACTTAGCGGATGGTTCTCTTAACATATTCTTGGCAATATTTTGCATAAGTTCAGATTCAAACACGTTATCACCTGAACCCAAGAAGTTACATTCCAATTCCTGTGCAACCTTACGTCTATCGAATTTTAATTTCTTAACCATTCCTTCAAACCAAGCGGAACATGGTTTATATCCTTGTTCTATATAATTTGTTGTAATAGTATGGTCTCTTTCATATGGATTTTCAATCGATAAATCAACAATCAAATCTTTGGAATATTCTTCTCTGTTAAGAAGATAATGAACCAAATCGTTTGTTTTAACCATGAAAAGGTCTTTTGTATAACGAGGGTCACGATACCAAAACATTTCAGATATTTTGAAATCGTTCATGTTTCTCAAAGATTGGTCATAAATTTCATAATAGATTGGGTCATATCCGTTGGGAGTTGAAACAACAATAACCTTACCCCCCGTAGATAGTGAGGCCATACATGCTGACCAAAAATCTCCGTCAGCCTCAATGAACGCCGCCTCATCAAAGATAAGGATGGTAGGGGTATAACCTCTCAGAGCATCTTTAGATGTTGCAACAGATTTTACTTCACAATCATTTGTAAGTTTGAAATGTCTTTGAGAGTTTTTTTCTTTTGAAAATCCAACACCGACCCATGCTGGCCACTGTTCTGTAAAACTTCTAATCTTGTTAGCCATCTCAACAGATGTATCTAACTTATTGGCAATGATTAGAATCTTTTCAGGTTTTTGTTTTTTAGCAAATACCAATTTTTTTGAAGCCCAAGCTGCGGTAACTGTTGATACACCAGCCTGACGGTATTTCAATGCTATATTTTCATTGTGGTTATCGTAGTCTTCAATCAAACTTACTTGGTCAGGAAAAAGGTCTAAGGGAACATACTTTGAAACTGTGTTATCGTATGTCTGTAAATAAGTTCGAAGTGCATAAGGAGTATTCCTCATACACTTCGTTACTTCTATAATTAATTGTTCTTTAGTCACAAATCATTATTTGGGTCTCGATATACCCAAACTACCTAAGAAATCATCCAAGTCATCTTCATCATCGTCATCACTGTCCGATTCTGTGTCATTCTCTTCTTTGTAATTCTCAAACTCTTCTTTCATCTGCATCGCTTCCTTCATAATTTCTTCGAATCTTGAAGTTGCTCTATTGATTTTAGATTGGTCTTCGGAAATAGCATTACCTACGATTTCCAAAAATTCCTGAGCTGGCACTTGGTATAACAAGATATGGAACCAGTTTATTAGGCCTTTGTTCGATTCATCAAACATTTCATCGGGTAAGGCAAATCTTATTTTTTCTACAATTTCAGGGCCTATTCTCAATTGCATCGGTTCGTTTGATAATACATCAACAGCACCTCTAACTTTTTCACGAACATCAGGGTTTTTAGAATGACCATGTCTACCTTTAGCCTCTTCTAATCCTTTGATTATCTCATGACATAAAATAGGGAAAATCATACCTGTGGCAACTATTTTTGTGTCAGGTTGTTCTTCTCCACCACCTTCTCCGCCTTCTTCACCATCATCATCGGCATCTTCTAAAGATACTTTTCCGGCAACTCCTTGTCCTGTCTGACTCATCATTTCAATCATTTGCTCCATGGTAAAATACATGAAATCATTGATTGCCATAATACCCAAATAGTCTCTGTATAAAGAAGGGTCGATAGCGTCTAATCTTGCTTTAACATCAGGTTTTTGGAAAATGTAATGTCCTTTTTTCGCAGCACCTTGGATGATTGCATTGATTATATTTCTCTTGTGTTTTTCTAATTCAAATTCTTCTTCGTCCGTTAAATCTTCAATATCAAATGAAGGAAGTTCTAAGTTTTATTTTTCATAATCATCTTCTTCCTCTTCATCTTCAGGTTATTCAGGTTGATATCTA